GATTAGCGAGTGTCTCGTGGGCTCGGAGATGTGTATAAGAGACAGGTATATTATTGCCGTTGAGGTTTGCTTCCATTTGTTTTACAATTCTAAGTAAGATATTTTTTATCGCATGATTATCATAGAACATCTGTTCTAAAATTACAATTATGAGATTTTACAAAACTATCTTATAATAATTGGAGGTTTTGCCATGAGGCAAGCATGGCGCAAGGTTTTGCTTGTGCTGGTCTGCTGCGTACTGGCTGTTGCCGGATGGATTGGGCTTTTGAATCTTGCGGAGGTTATTTCCGCCGCCCACTCCTACAGGGCTTCGCCCGCGGAGCTTCGCGCGGCTGCGGATGCTGCTGTGCTTCCTGCCGCAGCCGCGGCGTTTTCCGGCAGCGGGGAATACACAGACGTGGAGCAGGCCGAAGCGCAGGCGGAGTATTATGCCAGCATCGGCGGCGACCCGCTCGATGTAGAGCCGCTGGAACCGATCATCGGTAAATTTGTATCCTATATCCCCGGCACGCTGCCCGCCGAGGCTCCGCAGATCTCCGCCTCGACGAGCGAAAACGTGCAGACATTTATCGTAAATACATCCAGCGGCGTTTTCCATCTGGCCAGCTGCTACCACATCCGCCAGATGGACTATGCAAACCGCAGCAGCTACACCGGCACCCGCGCCGAGGCTGCTGCTCTGTATACGCCGTGTAAGGATTGCAATCCATAGGAGGGTTTATGTACTGTAACAAATGCGGCAAAGAGATCGACGACGAGGCTTTGATCTGCCCGCACTGCGGCTGCGGCACCGTGAATTATATCCGCGATCAGGCAAAGGCGGAGGCCCGCGTGCAGGTGCATTCCGCACCGGCGCGGAAAAAGCGCTCGACTGCTCTGCTGCTTTGCATTTTTCTTGGTGGCCTTGGGGCGCACCGGTTTTATGTCGGCAAGATCTGGACGGGGCTTCTTTGGCTCTTTACGCTCGGCTTTTGGGGCATTGGCACGCTGGTTGATTTTTGCCGAATCTATGATAACAAATTTCCAGATGATGCAGGCCGCCCGCTCTATGACGAGTATACGGATGGTTTAACGCCCGAGGAATACGAGGAGGCCGTCGCCGGGCCGCGCAAGGTGCGAAAGATCGTGATCGTTGTTGCGCTTGCGCTGTGTGCCGGCTGCTTCTTGATCCTGCGCGTCATTCCGAGCCTGATGTACGCACTCGGTTTTTGAGATTCGCCCGCGCCGCTGGCCGAACAACGGCGCGGGCTTTTGCTTGCGCAGGCGACCGGGAGCCGTCTGTAACTATATGTTAGCCTACCCATGGTAGACTTGTAAAGATGTGGAAGTTGCTTTTTGCAGTCAGACGTCTTGCTTTTTTAGGGGGAATGACATGTTTTGAAGGAAAAATTATCTGATTTGTGCCGTGAGCAGAAGCAGACGATCACTCCGCACAAAACAAATCAGGACGTCGCCGAAAATACCGACCTTTCCGTCGGCACCGTATCCCAGTTCTTTCGCGGCGACATCAAAAATCCGTCTGTTTACACGGTCGGCCCGATCTGCCGGGAGATGGGCGTTTCTATGGATGAGTATTTCGGCATCCCGCATGATGAGCCTGCCGAGCCTGCCGAGCCTTCCGATGCTGAAAAACTCCGCGCCGAGAACGCGGCCCTTCGCGCGCAGCTTGCCCAGCAGCAGAAATCCCTGCGTATGCACCGGCTTGTGACGCTCATCCTCTTGGGCATTCTTTCGCTGTGTGCCCTTGTGCTTGTGGCCGACGTGCTCATCCCATCAATCGGCTGGATTCGCACATGAAAATTACCGCCCCGGCCCGATCAGCCAGAGCGGTATCTTTGGAGGCTTTTGTGGATAATTTGAATCTTGCCAACGTCGTGATCTACGCCCGGTATTCTTCCGCCGGGCAAAACGACCAATCCATAGACGGCCAGCTTGCCAAATGCCGCGAATACGCGCAGCAGCGCGGATACCGCGTTGTCGGCGAGTACTGCGACCGGGCGCTGTCCGGGCGATATGCAGAGACGCGTCCAGAGTTCCAGCGGATGATTTCGGACAGCGCAAAGCGCGCGTTTGATTTTGTGTTAGTATGGAAGCTCGACCGCTTTTCCCGCGACCGGTACGACAGCGCGATCTACAAAAAGAAGCTGCGCGCGAACGGCGTGCGCGTTTTGTCCGTCACCGAGGGCGTAGGCGACAGCAGCGAGAGCGTGCTGCTGGAGGCCATCCTGGAGGCCATGGCGGAGGAATATTCCCGCCAGCTTGCCCAGAATGTCCGTCGCGGGATGCGCCAGAACGCCGAGAAGGGGCTGAGCCTCGGCGGCCTCGCCCCGCTCGGCTACCGCGTTGTAAATAAGCAGTACGAGATCAACGAGGACGAAGCCCGCATCGTCCGCTTTATCCATGAGCAGTATGCCGACGGCGCAGGGCAAAAGCAGATCGTGGCCGACTGCGCGCGGCTCGGCTACCGCAACCAGCGCGGGAACCCGCTCACATTAGCCTCGGTAAAGCGTATCCTTGCAAACGAGCGGTATGTCGGCAGGTACGACTACCTCGGTGAGATCGTGATCGAAGACGCATTCCCGGCCATCGTATCAAAGGAGTTAAAAAAGCGTGTGCGCGACCGGCTCAAGGCGAATGCCAAGGCCCCCGGCCACGCAAAGGCAAAAGTCGAGTATTTGCTGCACGGGAAATTGTTCTGCGGCGAGTGCGGCGCGCCGATGATAGGGGAGTGCGGGCGCGGCAGGCACGGCGCGACGTATTATTATTACACCTGCGCCGCGCGGAAGAAGCAGCACACCTGCAAAAAGCGCAATGAGCGCAAGGACGAACTCGAAGCCAGTATTGTGGATTATATCGGCTCCTGCGTGCTGACGGACAGCTGGATCGACGGCGCAGCCGAGCGCGTTGTGGCGGAGTATCAAAAAAGCTACGACGCATCCGGCATTAAGCCGCTCGAAAAGCAGATCCGCGACGCCGACAAGGAGATCGATCAACTTGTCGACGCTCTGATCTCCGCAACGGCGGAAGCCGCCCGCCGCAGGATCAACGAGCGCATCGAAACTGCCGAGGCCCGAAAGCAGGCGCTGGAGGCTGATCTTGCATCTCTCCGCATCGCCAGCCGTGTCCAGATCAAAAAAGAGGACATCGTCGTATGGCTCAACCAGTTCCGCACTGGCGACCGATCCGATCTGGAATACCGCAAAAAAGTCATAGATTTATTCGTAAACGCGATCTATTTGTACGATGATTCGTTCAAATTATTCTTGAATGTAGCCGATTCCGCCCAAGTAACCTACGCCGACGCCGTCGCCCTCGCGCCGCCTTCCGTTTCGGATTTCGGCGCGTCCGGTGTACCAGATATGCACTTATCCGAACACATCATATTTGTAAATGGTGTTATTGGGATGATCGTGCAAAGATAAAAAATCCCTCTCCGGTTTGGAGAGGGATTTTTTTATTGTATAAAGAAAACCACCGGCAATGCCGGTGGTTCCAAAAAGCTTTAGCTATGCATAGAAAAAATGTCCTCCTTTGATAAAATGAAGATGGTCTGCCAACCAGGAACAAAAATCAAAGGAGGAATCAAGTCCAAATGAAACTTGATGTCAGTAGTTTAGCACACACGAAAATATCATATCGTATTTGCGCCGAAATACAGGAGACAGATCATATACGGAAAGATCAAACAGGATATCGGACAGATGCTCAGAAAGCTGTGCGAATATAAGGGTATCGAGATCCACGAAGCAGAAGCGTGCAAGAATCATATCCATATGCTCGTATCCATACCTCCGAAATACAGTGTATCGCAGATTATGGGATATCTCAAGGGAAAGAGCAGCTTAATGATCTATGAAAAGTATGCAAATCTCAAGTACAAGTATGGGAACCGGCATTTCTGGTGCCGGGGATATTACGTCAGCACAGTGGGACGAAATAGGCGCGCAATAGAGGAGTATATCAGAAATCAGCTCCAAGAAGATTACACAGACGACCAGCTTAGCATTAAGGAGTTCGTAGACCCGTTTACGGGTGAGCCGGTAAGAGGAGGCAAATAAGCAAAAGCCCCTTTAGGGGCAGCCCGGGAAAACTGCGCGGTTGGCAGACTTTTCGACGAGCCTATAGGCTCAGCCCGGGTCATGCCCCAAGGGGGCTAGTGCAAACCACCGGCACGGCCGGTGGTTATGATTTTACCACATGCTCATAGTATTTCATGAGCTTGCGCTCCGGGCCGGGGCCGTCTTTGTCGAGCAAAAACGCTTTGGCGAGGGCTGCGTAGAATTCCGGGCGGTTGAGGCCGAATTCTACCGCGACGGGGTAGTAGTCCGAGTACATCATGTTCATGGTCACGCTCCACGCCCAGCGCGGGATCTCGTGTTCCTGAATGCCCATGCTCTCGGCAACGGCCGTCGTCTGCTCCATCGTCCAGTGCGGGCCGTTCGAGCCGTCGGCATTCTGCATGCGCTCGGCCCACTGCATGGCCGTTTCTCGGTCAAACGCTGCCGCATCCGGCTCGTCTGCGCGGCAGTCCAGCTTTTCCAGCCTGCGGATCGTCTTCGCGTACAGGCCGACTTCCTCCGCGCTGCCGAGCGTCACCGGCTTTTCCATCGCCTCGCGCAGCTTTGTGTAAAGCTTTTCTATATATTCTTTCATCTCGTCACGCCTCCTGCATGTATCGGTAGAGTTTGTCCACGTCGTTCTGATCAAACCGCATATCGCCCAGCAGCGGGACGGATACGGTCAGCTTGTTCTCAAAGCGTGGCCTAGCCGCGTTATAGAGCTTGTCGAGGTCGATGTTTCCGGCATCGTCAAAGATCTGCATCATCTTTACCGCCGGATTTTCGCGCAGCGCGAGGATCTTCTCACGGCTGCCCTCCATGATGAGGGCCAGCATGATCCCGGCCCCGATGCCCTTGCCGCCCGGCAGGTGCGGGATGACCTCATTGTCCGCGTAGCGCATCGCGCCGCGCATGGCCTGATCTATCGTCACTGTCATCGCAGATTCCCTCCTTTAAGGATGGGGCGGCTATTGCCGCCCCTTTGGCTTAGTTGTTGCAGCAGCCGCAGCACTTCGGGAGCGGATCGTAGAGCGTCTGGGGCGACGTTGCGGTTCCGGTGGTGACGTCGGCGACCTGCTTGGGGTAAAACGTCGCGTTGACGTAGGTTTTCAGGGCGTTGTCGCCGCAGCAGCGGCGTTCGGCCTCCATCTTTACCGCGCTGAGCGCCTCCTTGCGGACGCAATCAACGTCCTGCTTTACGAGCGTAAAGCTGTCCTCGGTGCGCTGGTTGTGGACGGCCTGCTTGCACAGCGCCTCACGGACGTCCTTGAGCTGCCCGTCGATATAACCGTACATCTCCAGCATTTTCTGATCGTTGTAGGTGTTGGCCTTCAGGAGCGCGATCTCGCTGTCCTTCGCGGCCAGCTGCTGCTCCCGTTCGAGATCATAGCGCGTGACCGGCATGTTCTCGCTGCACGTCGGCTCCTGCTGCCGCGCGGCGAGCATGGCCGCGACCGTCATGGCAGGCGTAACCGCTGCGGCTACGTCAGCGGCTTCCGATCTCTTGTTCTGGTTGAGGCCGCCCAGCAGATTACCGAGTCCGCCGTTCGCCAGTCCCAGTGCGGCACCGCCGATGCCAAAGCCCAGCGCAGTCCCCGCGAGTCCCTTGCTTGCGTATTCCATAAAAAATACCTCCGGTAAAAATAAGTAAGCTGGCCAGCTCCTATCCTCAGTCTACCGGCTCCGCGCTTTTTCTGGGGGACATTTATGGGGCATTTGTGTACCAATTTTTTTATATTTTTTTGCATTTCCCTCTTGACTTTTGCGCCCAATGGACGTATAATAAGACCATAAGATAAAACAAGGCGAAAGCCGGGAGGTACATAAACATGGAAACCAAGATCATCAACAACCGTTACGAACTCATTGCTTGCACTGCCGTTGCCACCGAGGCTGGCGACACGGAAGTACAGGACGCGATCCTCTGCCGCGATATGGACGCCTGCCTGGGCGACGCATTTTGCGTGTACTTTGGCTACACGCTGGACGAGTTGGCGGACAGCATCGAAGACGCTGACTATCCCGATTTCAGCGACGATACGCTCGCCACCGTCCGCATCGACGGCCAGCCCATCAGCGCGTACTGCTTCTGAGATGAAGGGAGAAATCGGAACCACCGCCATTTGCGAGATGTGCGGCAATGAGTACACCGTGACAGGTACGCGCCAGAAATATTGTTTGGCCTGTTCGTCAATTCGCAGACGCGAGGCCGCCACCGCCAGTTTTCATCGAAAGGCCGCTGGAACTTCTAGAAAAATCGGGTCTGCGGCTATTTGTGAGCGCTGCGGATCTGAATACACAACAACCGGAGGAAATCAGAAATTTTGCCCATCCTGCGCACGCAGCCAATGGGGCCGTGGAGAGCTTCGCCACATTGGAAGCGCCGCAACCTGTAAGCGCTGCGGTGAATCGTTCATTCTGACTGCTACGGGGCAGAGATACTGCCCTGCTTGCGCCGCTCTAAAGAGATCGCCGCGTGTTGATGATTCTTTGCTCGATTTAGATGCATTTTGCACATTGCTGAAAAAGCACAGCATCACACAAGCTGATTTCGCGCGCCGTTTTTGTATCAGCTCAGCTCTCATTAGCAGATGGTGCTCAGGGGAGCGCAGATGCCCGACGTACGTGCTTTCTATGGCAGATGAACTTCTCTCCATTGACGCCGAAAAAAGAAAGAATCAAAAGGAGGAACCCACATGAAACTCACCCCATTTATCCGCTCCGTCCTCTACGCCGAAACCGGCGCATACATCGACCGCGACGCCTACATCTCCGATATGGCACTGTCCAGCGTCTGGGGCGATGCCGAAGACGAAGAGATTCCGGCGGAGCGGCTGGCGCTCCTCGGCGGGATCTGGGACGGGAAGCACTGCGCAATCCCGGAGTTGATCAAGAAATACAGGATGACGCAAGCTGGCTTTGCGCAGTATTTCGATGTTCCTTTGCGCACTGTGCAGCACTGGTGCCTCGGCGACCGCGCCTGCCCGCCGTATGTGGCCGCAATGGCAGCCGAGATTTTAGCCTTGAGCAATCAATAAAATAGAATTTGAGAGGCATCGAAGATGACTGGATATCAGCAAGCGATCCTCATGCTGCTCGGCGTTGATACCTGCGGCAAGTTCCTTGTGCGCTGCATTGATCGCTGGTACGTCGACGCGGTTGCCGAGCTTTTCCCAACCGCGCCATACCTCCAGCACCGCGCAGACGGGAAGAGAGACTTTTGGGTTGTGAAATCCGCGAAGGTGCATCTTCTCCCGTCCCTCGCCGACGTGACTGATTGGCAGGGATTTTGCCGCGGTGTGGTGGAGCTGCAAGCTTGCCTTGATCTCTGGCCGCACAAGGTACGTGGCAAGTCCACCAGGACACCACGGCTGCGGGTTTACGGGCAGCCTGAGCTTTTAACGCAAGTATCCTCGTATTTTCCGGCAGGGCCGAAAAAGCTGCAATTTCGGCGCACGCAGACCGGCGAAACGTGCGTCCTGTACTATCAAAGCCGGGCAGAAGTCGCTGATATCCTCGATTCGCTGCACGGCGAACCTTGCAACCGCGAACTCTGGGCCCGCTGGGACGCGCTCATGCAACAAAATAAGCCCGTAGGATAACTGCTGGCCTGATACAAAAGCACCCGTGGGACGAATCCCACGGGTGCTTTGCGTTATGCTCCTGTCAGACGGCGGGCGGTGTTGTAGATGTGCGGCAGGCGGCGGGAGATGGTCTTGCGGTCGATGCCGATTTCACCGGCCGCGTCCAGCTGCGGGAGCCTGCGCACGATATAAAGATTCACGATCTGCTGATCGATCTCATCCAATAAGCCCTCGTCAGCGACGCGCTCCCAGTCGCTGCGCGTGAGGTATTCCAGCTCCTTCGGCAGAGCCAGCCGCGCAGTTATGCTTTCGTCACTCCCTTCGGCCCGCCGACGGGCGGGGCTTACTTTTCCTTGTGATTCAGCACAGCGATATTGCCCTTGTTGCTGACTTCGAGATCCAGCGCGGCGGCGATATCGCGCACCTTGACGTAGTTCGTACCGTTCTTCAGGATGCGTTCGACGGCGACTTCCTTTCCGTCGACGATGATCTTGCTCTTTTCTACCATTTCGGTTTCCTCCTCTGCATTTTTTCCATCTTCGAGGGCCATCACAGTATGGCCCTCGCTTACCAGCACGTCCCCGCGCAGGAGATTGGCGTCCGTCGTCAGATACTTGCTGCCGTCCAGCAGCTCGAAGTCTCCCGTTGCGGGCCAATCGTGCAGCATACAGTAGGTGGTGCAGCTGTTGCCCTGCCGACGGTAGAGCGCTTCTACCGACGCGCAGCCTGCGGCCACGGCGCAGAGCATCATGAGCGCGGAGCAGTCCGTCTCCACAGGCTTTGCGATCCTGCTCACGTCCCACCCGACGGCTCTGGCTGCCTCATACGCCGTGTTCCTGTTGTCCATGTCGTAGCCGATGTTCCGGTTCTTAATGGCCGCCTCGCACGTCTGCGCGGCCCGCTCGGCCTTTTTGCGGCTCTTGTAGCGCAAGATGCCGAGCCAGCGGCCATTGTACCAGTTGGAAATATTCAGCTCCCGCCCGGTCTGGTTGCCGGGCTGCTGATTGCGGCCTCCGGTTTCTCCAAGACTGGCCTGCCCAATTTTGATACTCATGCCCGCTCGCTCCCGTACAACTCGTGGTGCAGCTGCAGCACGGCGGCCTCGATCAGCTGATCGATTGTAGATACGTCGAACCGGATTCCGTGTTCGGCCAGAAAATTGATCACATAGGCTTTCTTTTCCTCGCCGTCCGTTGCCGCGTAGAGCTGTTCCGCCGCTTTTACGCCGATTTCGACGTATGTTTTGATGGTTTGCAGTTTGTTGGCGTCGATCTTGGTTTTGAGCCACGGGATCAGAAATGCCGAAATGAGCGCGCTGATGAGCGCGAGCACTGCCGAGATGATCTGTGTGTAGTCCATAAGTAATTACTCCTTTCGCTATTCGACTGTTTCATTTTTCTTCGCAAAAACCCGCTTGAAGGCAAGCAGGCCAAGCTCTGTGATGGTTGCCCAGCCGGTAAAGCCGAGCACGTCGGACAGGTCGACCGACGCGCCGAGCTCCGGGCTGCGGATGACTGCAATTAGGACGGCGACGGTTTTCAGAGCGCAGGCCCAGACAATTACCGTCGTGATGAGCTGGAGCAGATACACAACAATGGTTCGCGCCATTTCGCCCTTGCTCCACTTGCCTTTTACCCGCATATCTGCCTCCCAATTTATTGCGCACTGCTATGTTCGCATTGCGCCTCCAGCTGGTGCAAAAACTTTTTTACATCGCCGTTTCCGCCCAGCTTGACGTATTTCTGCCCGGCAATCAGGCGCTCGGCCATTGGCATTTCCTCTGACATGATGGTCAGCCGGAGGATCGCCAGATACTGCTCGTCCTGATGCTCCTGCATTTTCCCGAGCTTTTTGTCGATCTCGGCCAGGTGCGTCTCCTGCGTCGTGGCCTTGCCGCGCTTTTTCTGTATCGCGCCGACGACGGCGTTTACTACCGCCGTCAGCGCGGACGAGCCGAGCACGGCGCAGACGATGGTAACGATGATTGTCTTGGTGTCCATGGCTATGTACCTTCTTCCGTGATCTTCTTCCACCCGTCCGGGTTAACGGATGGGTTCCATACGTTGGCGGCGAGCAGGGATTCGTAGAGCTCATCCTGCCACCACCCTTTTTCGCCTTTGGAGAATGCAAGGCCGGCGGTGATGGTCTCGGGGATGATGCGGAAGCCCTGCTTGTAGGCGATGTCTTCCCAGAGGGCCGGGGCGGCGTCCGGGGTGTTCTGGGCCGTGTCCCAGAGGTCGGAGGCGGCGCGCTTGATGGTGCCGCCCCAGTTGATGCGTGTGCCGGCTTTGACGAGGCTGCCAGAGCCGGTCAGGCGGGTAAAAAGCTCCGGCGCGAGACTCGCGTCGGCGTCAGTGAGACTGGCTGCGCTTTTGACGATATAGGGGCGCAGCGCCCGCGCCCGCTCGGTATACGTGCTCATGTCAGTCCGCCTCCCCGAGCAGAATTTTTGCGGCGGTCTCGGCGTCCGTCAGCGGCAATGCTGCACCCATTTCCTCATAGCTGCCCTCCGGCTCTGTGCCTTTCAGCGTGTAACCAGCGAGATGGAACACCATGTCAGAAAGCACCTGATGCTCAGTTCCTTCTTTATCCGTAATAATCACAGCCATCTTCGCGCAAAAGCCCTCGGCCTCGGTTTCCTTACACGGTACATAGCAACCGTTGCTGTGCAATCGGATGAGCACAATGTTGTCTGCATACCCGGCAAATGCACCGTCCTGTTTTACTGCATACATGGTGTCCCTCCAAATTTCTCTTGATAAATTTTCTCTAATCGCTCTGTGCTTGCGGTACGCAGCCGGTTTTTCCAGTAGCCGTTTTCCTGCCCCGGCCATTTGTCATCCGTAAAATCTTCACCGCAGCCGTTTTTTTCGTACCAGCGATAGAGGTGTTCAAGCATTTCTTGTCGCATCGCACCCTCTGGCGTATTCGGCCTGAAATGCTCCCATCCATTTTCGGACGTTACAGCGCATATCCGCCTGCCGTCCGCTGCAAACAGGAACCCTTCGAGCTCCGATACCACAGTTCCGTACCGGAGATTAAATTCTCCATCGATGCCATGCCCACGAAAGCGCTTATACACGATATACTCCATGCGCTTTTCCCTCATACGCAAAAGCCGGGCGCGAAGCCGAAGGAAGCGCGCGCGGTGCGGTCTTCGACTGTCCCGTTGGTGTTCACATTCTCGAAACCGTCGGAGCTGCTCGCAAGCGGAGAACGGAGCCACCAACGAGCGGCGGCACTCGTTCCGTTGTGCTTGTACTTTACCTTGCTGTTTCCAGCGGAATAATAGGCGTACTGCGCTTGCTTACTCGCCTCGTTCGAGTTTGCTCTCGAAATGCTCCCGAAAACCTCAAACTCCGAGAGGAGGAAAAAGTAATCCTTTGTCGCCGTGACCGCACTCGCGGATGTGCTATTATTTCCCGTATTGTCCGTGTACTTGGTAACGGACTTTAGGACTGCACGGAGCGCCGCCGGAATGACTGCGATAATCGTTCCGGAATAGCTCGAGAGGCTTGTCCCGCAAATATTTGTACGCATTTGCGAGCTCGCCCATCCGCCGGAGTTCGTTGCACTACTGTTCATAGAGAAATAGCCGGTTGTCGAAACGGGCGAGGTATAGTAACTATCGCAGAAACACACGTCCGTACCGCCGGAGAGCGCGGTCTTTGCAAGTTGGAAATGGATACGGTTTTCCCCTTCTAGGCTCGCGTTATGGTTAAATCCAATAATGAACGCATATGTTGTGTAATTAGATAGTGTAAGATGTCCAACCGTGCCGTTTAGCGTTACAGCCTTTCGGTCACCGACGCTCCAATAGTTCGCGCCCTGTCCCGCGTCGGATATATCTTTTATTGTTTCCCAAGTATTTTTATTCAGTGTCGGATATACAAAATTAAGCGACACCGCGTAACTGTCCGTAATAGTTACGGCTTTTGTGTCAGATGTTTTCCCGTCCAGCGTAGCAGATACGCTCCATGTTCCGATCTCCGGAACGATAAGTGTACAGACTCCGGTGCTGTCAGATGTTCCGCTGATCGTTTTGGAGCCATTTGTCGCCGTGACGGTCGCACCCGCGGATACCGTTACGCCCAGTTGCGGAACGATCCCGGTTTGAATCGTACCGACTGCTGCGGCAAGCCCTTCGATGGTCTGTGCCGCAGGGGCTGTGCCGCCTTTGGCCTCCACTGCGTCATACGCCGCGCCGACTGCCGTGATAATGCGGTCGATCTCTGTCTGTACGCTCATGTCTGTTCCTCCTTTAAATCGCAGCGAGGGCGTTTTCGATGTCGTCTGTCATGCTGACGGTGCCGCCGGAGGTATAGCCTGCGGGGATGTCTACGCTGGTCTGCGTGAGGCCGTCGATGGTCTTTGCAATCGCGCCGTTGTTGGCCATGGTGCCCTCGACCTTGCTGCCGTCGGCAAGGACGATAAACTTTCCATCCAGCACGTCAGCCGCTCCGGCAGTCACGCCGGAAACGTCCTTGTACTTGTCGGGAATCGCTCCGACCGCGACTTTGCCGAGGACTTTGCCCTTTGTGGGCGTAATGTCCTGCGCGGCCTCGGCAGGCGTGACGGACTTGTTTTCCAGCACGACGGATACCTTGCCCGCGCCGGAGTGCTTGCCCGCCGGGACGGTGTATTCCTGATTGCCGGCCGTCGCGTCCAGGACCTTTTCGACCGCGCCGTTGTCCGGCATGGTGCCAGCCTGCGTTACGCCGTCTGCATCGATAAAGACTTTATTCGCCAGCACGTCAGCGGGCGCGGCGGTCGTGGCGGAGACGTCCTGATAGTTTTCCGGGATCGCGCCGACGGTCACACCGGACAGGCCGTAATAGCCCTGATCGGGCGTGACGGCCTGCTGCTCCTTCGTCGGCGTTACCGACTTGGCTTGCAGCTGGTAGTTGCCGCCGCCTCCGACGCCCTTTACCGTTCCTGTGCCGTCGTGGTAGCCCTTCGGGACGGTATAGCTCTCGCCCTCCTTGACCTGCGCGTCGACCGCGCCGTTATTCTTGATGGCGGCGGCCTTGTCGGCCAGCGCGCCGAGCTTGTCCGTGCTCGCGGCAAGGCCGAGGCCGACGAGCCATGTGCGCAGCTTGTTCCGCGCGGTCTGCAATCTTGTAATTTCAGTCTGTGTGCTCATAAAACCCTCTCCTTAAATCGTCGCGAGCAGCGCGTTGATGTTGCCTACCTCCGCAAACACAGCGGCGGACGTTACGGGCTTGGTGTTGTCCTTCTCCACGATCTCCGCCGTATCGACGGAGATCGTATTCGTTTCCGCGTCCAGTTTCAGGCCGGAGCCGATCTGATAGCCTCCGCCGCCTCCGCCGCCCGACTGGCGGGCTTCGTTGATGGCGGCGACGAGGTTGTCCTTGTTGTAGGTCCTGAGATCGTCCAGGTCGCCGATCTGCTTCTGCAGCTGCGCCCAGATCGGGAGCGTCGGCTCCGCAGCCGGGTCGCCGGACGGCTCCGCCGCAGGCTGCACCTTGCCAAGCGTCACCCATACCGTCGGGAGCACGACGCCGGAGGCGTTGGATCCGTACACACCGACGCGGGCGATCAGCCCGGCGTCAGCAAGGATCTCATACGGTACGATCAGACGGTTTCCGTCCCACTCGGATTCCAGCACGTCTACAGTTTTCTTCCTGTTTGTAAATACTGCCGTCTTCGTCAGGCCGTCCCATTCCTCGGAGAACGCGAACCGGACGCTGACGGCCTTCGCCATGCCCGCCGTCAGAAGCTCCGGCGGTGAGCACAGATGCGCGCAGGCTTTGGTGATGTGGATCTGGATCATGTTATTTCGCCTCCTATGCAATCACAGTGCCGTTCACAAGCAGCTTTCCGGCGCTGTTGCACTCCAGCACGGCCCGAATATTTGTGTTGTAACAAACATAGAACCCCGCCGCCGACATTCCTCTAAACCAGTTGTTTGTCGCTCCGACTGATTCGTTTCTGGATAATGGTGTTACAAATCTCCCGCTCATCCAGATGCCGTATCCGTCTTTTACAATCCTGTCTTGATACTCGCCACTTCCCCCGCTGCTCGGCGGGCCTACGACGTACTCGACGATATAACTGCCGGAGATCCGCGCGACCTTGACGCGGTCTCCCGCGGCGAAGGTGGCCGACGTGTTGCACTTGTAATGCTTCGTCGTGGCCTCGGTCTGCCCCTCGAGGATGAGGGACAGTCCGTCGTCATAGACCGCGCCGACGGTCGCAAGAAAGGCTTCCGGCAGGTTTTCGTCCGGGATCTCGATATTCGTCACAAACAGGCTGTTGATGCCCTCCATTATGCGATCACCGTCCTTTTTGCAGAGTGTGTCATGAGGCTTCCGGCCTGCAGCGTGACCGACCAGCCGGTTTCGAGGTAAATTCCGCCGATCTCGTCGTGCGTCAGGGCGAGGATATCGCCGACGCCGTGCCCCGGCTCGTTGAGCGTGTAAAATGTAATGGCGCGCGTAGCAAGCAGCGACTCGTTGCGGCGCTTGTCGGCGTAGGCCTGCAATTCGTCCTGCGAGGCGATATTGTCTACCCGCTCGACGGAGGTAATGCGCATGCCGCGCTTGAATGTGGATTTCTTGGAGGCCGGATTGTCGTTGACGGCCGTCGCCACCATGGCTGCGTCCATGTCCGGGTTGTTGCAGGTCACGACGAAAACGTTCGGCGCATCAAAAATGTCTGTTTCGTCCGACCAGTCCGGGCCCGGATGTTTCTCCGGGAGAAACAGGTCCGTCACGCCGTAGCGCCAGTCGATGATGGCGGCGGACGGCTCCTGATACGGTTCGAGCCTGCACACGCCGTCCGCGTCGAACCAGAGGCTTTCATAGTTGATCTCCGAGAGCAGCGTGTTGATGATCGTCAGGTAGCTTGTTCCGATTGGCCAGTCTTCGCGGTCTGTCGCCAGCACAGCGGCGTTCGGCGTTGCGATCACGAGCGAGATGCCGCAGGCTGTCAGCAGCTTGCGGATCTCGGTGATGTACGATGAGCCAGCGGCAAGATGCAGGATCGTTTCGGTTTTTTGCGTATACACGCGCCAGCAGCGGTCGTAGGCTTCGATCTCTACGCGCGTGCTGCCCGCGCTGCCTTTTTTGCCGACGGTCGCGGACTGATAGATACCAAGAGAGTGCTCCGTCCCGTTTACGATGATCCATGGCCGCAGCTCGTCCGATTCCCACGCCGCTATGGCATTGGGAAGAAAGCTGCCCTTGAGCGTGCCGTGGATGTTCGCGGCGCGGTCGCTCATGATCTGCGGTGGGCTGCCGGTGTCCCATTGCAGCTGCGTGATGGGCGCGCCGTTCCGGAGCACGTCGATGCGGTAGCTTACGTCACGGGTCAAGGGTGATCGCCTCCTCCCGGTTGGTGTGCGAGATGGTGAAGGAATAGCGGCGCATGAACTCGTCGCAGTTGCTCTCGAGCGACGGGAGCGAGCCGATGGCCATGTTTCCGTAGCGGTCCTTGATGCAGACGAGGCGGCCTACAAGGGCCTCAAGCGCAAGGGCGGCGGCCCGCTGCGCGTGCGGCCAGGCGCAGGCGACGGACAGGGCGCGGTCGCGCTGCTCGCTGCGCTCCTCGACGGGGTAGGCAAGGCCCGCCAGATGGACGGTCGAGACACCGGCCGAGAAGCTGGTGCGGTTGGTGCGCAGCTGCGTCTCTGACAGGCGCATTTCCAGCCAGACACCGGTTTCCAGATCGCAGATCATGTTGGTCTCGGGCAGGATCTCGACGGTATCCGAATTGGACACGCCGTAGTTATCGCTTTCGTCGTAGCAGCCGCGGACGCGGTAGGTCACGCTGCCAATGCTTGTGTGGTCGATGTACTGCTTTTGTGCAGTGCGGCCAATGGCGACGCCGTCCCGCTCGATCAGATAAAAATCATAGCTGCCTGCGGTCTGCCACGTCAATGCGGCCTCATGGCTTGCGCCGGCCGACAGTGTGATCACCTCGCCCTCGGTGTGCGAAACGGGGAGCGCGGCTGCGCTCCACTCGGACCACATGCCGTACTTGTTCTGCACGCGCACGCGAATGGTGTAGCTTCCGTCGGCGAGGTAGACCGGCGAGTGCCATGCTTTCTCCGTGCCGTAGACCGTGCCGGAGGCGTAGCCGCTCGAGAGCGTCAGCTGATAGGCTTCCTGCTCAGAGGTCTGCCAGGTGATGCGCGGGCGCGGGCCGGTGGACTGGATCACGATGGACGGTGCGGACGGGGCGTTGATGGCGATAAACTCGGCCTTGTCGCTCCATTCCGACGGCGTGCCGTCTGTGTTGTAGGTGCGGACGCGCCAGTATTTTGTTCCGCTTGTGAATTTGTTCGCCGGAACGTCGTAATACTGGTTTTCTCCCGTGACGGTTGCAAGGGTATTCCACGTCGTGCCGTCGGCGGACCATTGCAGATCCGCTTTACTCTGCGGCGTGCCGGTGGAAATGATGTGCTTCCACGAGAAGCGGTTGGCGATTGTCGCGTCGATGACGATGCCGGAAGGGGAGACGGGCTTGGCCGTCGGGGTAACGTCTGTTGTCGTGATCTCCTGCCATGCGGACGTCGTTGTCGTGCCGCTGTTTGCCGTCACCTTTACGCGCCATTCGAGCGTCCCTGACGGGAATGTGTTCGCCGGGACCGTGCAAGAGGTCGTCGCGCCAGACACGCTTATCGTTTTTGATGTGCTTGCGTTTTTTACGCGCCACTCAAAAACAGCGGAGGTTTGTTTTATCTCCGCGAAGCACGTCTGTGTGAGATCTGTGTCGTCAGTGGTATCCCATGTAAATGTATTTTTTTGCGTTCTGTTTACAAAAGCCCCTGACGACGGTGCGAAATTCTCCGCCTTTATTCCTACATTATCATTAGAGTATTCGCACTCAAGGAATGGTTTGTATGATGATTTTGCACCATAAAAAATCGCCTCTGATGCGTGTCCTTCTCCGCCCGTTATAAAAGCAAACAAAAAGCCGTTGCGCAGACCGTGCTCAAGTCCATTCTTCTCCGCTGCATTGTATTGCGACATTGTGAATGTCACCTGCGCCTGTACAACTTTATTGAGTTCGTTCCAACTTGCCGACCCGCTTGTTGATCCATCCTTCAACTGCTGCGGCTGCGTCGCATATGTCGCCGTACTTACATCAAGCGGTTCTTTCAGCCCGAGCGCATAGGCTGATATATACGCTGCCCCCCAGCTCCCCAAGGTGCCTTTCGTTGGCATTGCATATACTACAAGCTTAACCTTTGTAATGCGTTTGTACTTGTACGCTGCTGCCGGTTCTCCGAATTTCAGTAGTATGTTGTCCCACCCGCCGAACGTTCCGGAATGGTTTGTAAACGGCTCCACAAACAACTTGTATTGTGTAAGATCCGAGAAGTTCGTGTTCGGATAGTTCTTCGCGACTGCTGTTGATCCACTCGCCGGTACTGTAAAGGTTGCCATTTACTTTGCCCCCATTCTGGCTGTGATGCGTGCGTTTTTGGCGATGCGGAGGATGGTGTCGAGGTCGTCGACGTGGTCCACGTAGACGGTGGTGTTGTAGGTATCGCCGGATGTGTAGCGCGTTTCGCTGGCTGTCTGGATACGGGAGCCGGACGGCAGGAAGATCCGTTCAAGCCCGTTTTCGTTCACCCGCGTCCATCCGCCTCGCCAGTTGTCCGTTCCGGCGGCGTTGCCGCCCAGATAGCGGCGAACCCATTCGTCCTCTGTGATGCCGATGGTGGACGAATCGCCGCGGGCAACTGCATCCTCGTAGGCTTTGGCGAGGTCTGCCGCGCTCTGCCCCCACTGCTGCTCTGTGTAGCTATCGAGCAGATTTTGGTAGTTGTTGCCGTTGCCGCTGGAATAGCCAAAGCCGAGCGCGTGCGTCAGCTGCCCCCAGCCCTCGCCGATGTGGCCGGTCGAGATGTTTACTACGCCCTTGATGAGTTCCGCCGCGTCGGCGATGAGCGCCATTACCTTTGCGAGTGGCTGCAATGCCTTGGTCAGCGCCGGGACGCGGTTGTTGGAAAGATCGGACATAGGGTTCAGAATATCTCCGACGGTATCCAGCAGCATGCCGAACGAGTCGACAATGCCGGAGTCCTTGAGCGCCTTGCCGCCGTCCTTTACCATGGTGGTCACGTCGCCGTAGAATTCTTCGAGATACGGGGCGAATTCGGCGGACAGCTGGTTTTTGACGCCCTCCTGCGTCTTTTGCAGGCGCTGGTATGCGTCGTCGACTGCGCCGAGCGCGGAAAGCGCCTCGTCGTCGAGCACGTAGCCGACGTTGTGCGCCTCGTCTGCGTAGGCCTTGAGGGTCTGCGAGCCCTGAATGATCAGCGGATTCAGATCCTGCGCGGAGCGGCCGAAAATGTCCATGGCCATGGCGTCCCGCTCGGTCTCGTTTTTTACCTGCCCGAGCGCGTCAATCGTTTCGTAGAAAACGTCGTTCGCGCTGCGCATGCTTCCGTCAACGGCATTGGTGACGGAAACGCCCAACTCATCAAAGGATGCCTTCGCATTACCCGTGCCGTTCATCGTGTCCTGCATGTTGTTGGTCAGCTTTGTCAGGCTTCCCTGCAGGGTGTCGACGGATACGTCGATCAGCTCGGACGCATAGGCAAACTCCTGCAGCTGCTGTGTCGATTGCCCGGTCTGCATGGATAGCGTGATGATGTTGTCGGCAAAGGCGGCGGACTCCTTCGTCATGGAGATCATGGCTTTTTCTGCTTTGATGATCGCCGCCGCGACGGCAGCGAAGCCGCCCGCCAGCGCCAGTGACTGTGCATCGAGGCTGCCCATGGCGTTCATGGAGGACTTCATGCCGTCCGGCAGCTGAATGCCGAGCTTGGACGTCAGGCCGTTCACTACGTCGCCGAGGTTGCCCATCTCCTTGCTGGAGTCGGCGATCTTCTGCTTGTTCTCGTCAAACTGGTTGTTGAGATTGTTTAGCTCAGCCTCGGCGTTGTTGAGGCTGGTCTGCCACTGCATGGTGCGCTTGTCTGCCTCTCCATATTTCTCGGCCGACTGCTGGAGCGCAGCCTTGAGATACTCGATCTTCTCCGCCTGCGTGGAAATCTTGCGCTCTAAGACGTCATTCTTGGCGTTTAGGGCCTCTACGCTGTCCGCGTTCTGCGCGTAGGCAGAGGATACCTTGCGCATTTCCGAGTCCAGCACCTTCATGCCGCTGCCGATCTCGGAAATGGCCTGCTTGTATTCTTTTTCGCCCGAAAGCGTAAATTTTGTATTGATGTTCGGCATGTTAGGTGCCTCCGTTCAGATAGGCCGACAGGCTCTGCGGCTGTTCCTGCTGCTCCGGCTGCTTTTGCGGCGCAAGCGCGTCAAGCAGGAGCGTTATGCGGCGCGGGGACATGGTTTTCCAGAAATCCCGCTCCGGCAGATGCAGCCGGAATAGCCAGATTGCGAGATAGCCGGGGAAATCAAAGCCCAGCTGCTTCGGTTTCCCCGGCGGTGTCAGTTTTTTTCGTCTTCCGACGTTTTTTCACCGAGTTCTTCCTCCGGCGGCGTGACTGCAGCCTGGATCAGCGGGTAGATCCGCGTCCCGGCCTCGAGCGTCCGGTGCATGGTGAGCTTCCGGCCCAGCTGCTTGCTGGTAAAGTGCAGCGGAAGGCCGTTTTCGTCGGTGATGCCCTGCGTGTCTGCAGCGTCTGTCAGCATGGCGGCCAGGAAGGCCAGCGTGCTTTTGAGGCCGTGCACCGTATTCAGCGCGCGCAGCAGATTGCCGTCGTATTCGTCCTGCACGTCGGCAAGGACATTCATGTTGCAGGAGAGCCGGTATACCCGGCCCTCGAATGCATAGTCAATGGTTTTCAGTTTGGTCGTCTCCATCAGGTTTCACCCAGCTTTCCCTTGATCCACGCGACTGCGTCGGTTGCGCTGTCTACGGTCTCGACTTCAAGCAGCAGCTCGTCGGTCGAATCGTCTGCGAGGAATTCGCCGGTAGTGGTCGGCGTGTTGAACTGGATGTTCTCGCCCTTGGTCTGGTAGGACAGTGAGGGCGGGCCGAACAGCACCTTCGGCACCCACACGCAGGTGTACTTGGTCACGCCGTCGATCTTATCCGGCGCGTAAAAGCCGACACCGACGTAATTCGCGATGTCCTTGACCGAGAATTTCAGATTTTCCTTGCTGGTGTCGGACGTGCAGCCATAAAACATGGTTTGCGCGTTCTTTTTCAGGTACTTGACGGCCAGCGAGATCGTGCCGCCGGTGGCAAGCTTGATGTACTCGGCAAGCTTGGATTCTGCGTACAGGCGGCCCTCGGCGAACTTGAGTTCCAGTTGCGCGCTCATGGCGTCGCCGACGTCGGTCGGCTCTGTGTAGGTCACGGTGCCGGACGTGTTTTTATACTTTCCCGCCCGGATGCCGCGTAAGTCAAAACTAGGCATTACAGTAAGCCCCTTTCTTTCAGCTTTTGTGTGAGGATTTTTTCGAGTTCCGCGTTCACGCGCTTCTGCGCGCTGCGGACACCCTTTGTCCAGAAATAAGTCCCGTCGATTTTTCCGTATTCCGCACTGCGGCCGTAATTCAAAACAAAAAGTACGGTCGCTCTGCGCGTTCCGTGCTCGTTTTTGCCAACTGCCGTGATGGTGATATACGGATCTCCGTTTTTGTCCTGCTTGATGGTTTTGCGGTATTTCACGCTGGAGGCGTAGCCCTCCGTGCGGAACCCGCTCGCCCGGACGGCATTTTGCAGCTCCTCGACGATGATATCCCCGGCGGCGTATAAAAGCTCCTGCTGCGTTTCGTCGTCAAATGCGTTGGCCTTTTGGAGCGTCGCCATGATCTCATCCGTGCCTGAAAACGAGATCTTAGCCATATTCCGCGCCCTCCGTTTCGGCGATAAGCGCGATCTGCGTGCGGCCTGTTTCCTTGTCGTAGGTTTCCATGTCGATGGTCGCGATGTAGCCTGCTGCCTCCAGCGCGGCTTTCACGCGCTTTAAAAGCCCGGCGGCAAAGCCCTCGGCGAAGATGGAAACGGCGTACTGCACGCCGGTCTCGGCCTCTCCGCCCTCGGCGTAGAGCTGCCCGGACTGGCCGAGCAGCTGATAGGTGATGTAGGTTTCCTCCTCGCCCTTATAGGGTGGGTGGCAGACCGGAACGCCCAGGCTTGATAGCGCCTCATAGATCATCATGCGCCGTCCCTCCGTTTGCAGGTCAGCTCGATTTCCTCTGTTTCCTGCCCATAGCTGCGGACGACGTCAAAAACGTCGGAGCCGCAGACGAGCTGCTGCTCGCCGCCGTATTCCGCGCTGTGCATGCGGAAAATTGCGTCCGTGCGCTTGCCGGCTTGCGCGGCCTGATAATACTCGGCGCGGTTTACGGACTTGCGGGCAGCCCAGACGGTGGTCTCCCGCTCGAGCTTTTCCGTCGTCTGACCGTTTACGATGGGGTAGGAGAACAGGCGCAGCGTGATTTGCGTATCAAAGATCACAGCACGCGCCTCCTGTTCCGCCGCTGGCCGGGACTGCCCGGTAATCGTCCGAGAGTCCCATGGCGTCGCGGATATCTGCGAAGCAGGTCTTCCATTCCTCGCCGCGTCCGCAGAAATCATGCTGCCAGCGGACGTATGCGCGGACGGCGTCCTTTACCAGCGGATCTTCGTCCGCTCCCTCTGCGCCCGCAAGGTGCAGGCGCATGAGGCAGGCGTCGATCTCGTCTTTGAGCTCGTCGTCAAGGGCGGTTGTGGTCAGCCGCAGGGCGGTTTTTGCAACGTTGATCAAAGCCATTGGTTATCCCTCCCTGTTGGCCGCGCGCCGTCAGGCCTTCTTCTTGGTCAGCGTGACGAGGCTGTTGACGTCGGCGCACGCGCCGTCGGCGATCTCGATGGCCTTTGTGACCTCGTCGTCGGTGTCCTCGTCGGTGTAGCGCTTTACCGTCATGCCCATGTTCTCGTTCCATAGGTAGTACGCCGGATCGAACATAAAGGCGAAGACGGTGTCGGCCGTGACCGACGCCGCAAATGCCGGCAGGTAGTCGCCGGTCAGAATGACCTCGCGGCCAAGGATGTAGTTTACGGGCTTGCCGTTGATGCCGTAGTTGACGCGCGCGACGGGCTGGCCGTTGCTGTCGACCATGCCTACGATCTGCGTCTCAAATGTCTTCTTGGACATGAACCAGACCGCGCCGTCATACGCCTGCGGCAGTGCAGCTTCGGCCTTGCACAGATCCTTGTAGGTCAGGGCGGTCGTCGCGGCGGCGATGTCGATGTTCTGGCCAGTCGGTGCGGTCTCCGCGAGAATGCCCTTCGGCTGGCCGGAACCGCTACCGTTGATGATGGCCTGTTCCTTCGCCTTTACCATCGCATTTGCGACGTTCCGAACAAACTGTGCCTCGAACATCGGGTATGCCATGATGGAAACTTCCAGCGACATGGAGATCGCGCAGCGCAGCTTGTGGTACGCAAAGACGATCTTGCCGGTCGAAGTCTTCTGCTTGTCAGAGCCCTCGCCCTCGGCGACCCAGGAGGCCGTCGGCTTGGCCGAGCTGGTCGGGACCTGGACGCCGCCCGCGTAGGACGTGTGCGTCACGCGCGGCAGGATCATGCCGATGGCTTCCATCTTCTCGTAGATCTTCTGGATGGTCGTGGTCGGGATGACGCTGCCGACGTCGGAGGTCTTGGTGTTTGCGTCCACATTGGTCAGCTCCGCCGGGATCTTCTTGCCGGTCAGGACGTAGTTCATAAAGGCTTTCTTGTACTCGTTGGTGTCGTACCGGTCGAGCACGTCCGGAGTCTTTGCCGTGCCGGACAGGTCGACGGACTGTGCCGCCGCAGCCGGGGCCGCGACTTTCTGACCCGCAAGTGCGTTGAGGTTCGCCTGGATCTTGGCTTCCTCCTCAAACTTGGCGTCGAGGGCCTCGACTTCCTTCATCTTGGCCTGCGCCTCTGCGGTCTTGCTTTCGTCCAGCAGCTTCTGGGCGTCGTCCATGAGCTTCTGGCGCTGGATGTTGTAAATTTCCTTCGTCATTTCAGTTCTCCTTTGAGTTTTAAAAATTTCAGTTTTGCTTCTGCCTGCGCCCGTTCGGGCATAAAAAAATCAGGCTCTGCGGCCTGACCTTTTAAAAAGTTTTCCGCGCGTTTAAGCGCGTCCTCGCTGAGCATCCCGGAGTAGAAGTCCGCCGCGAGCGGCTTCTGGCCGGTATCCAGCTGCATCACGCGGTCAACGAGCCCGAGTTCTACGGCCTGCTCCGCTGTGATCCATGTTTCTGCGTCCATCATGGCGGCGATCTCCGCCTCCGGCTTGCCGGTCTTGGCGACGTAGGCCGAGATGATGGCGTGGTTGGCGTCGCGCAGCGTCCCTGCGGTGTGCTCCATCTGGCGGTAATCGCCGCTGGCCTCTGTCTGGACGTTGTGGATCATCATCATGCCGGTCGGTGTCATTTCCGACTCGCCCGCCATGGCGATGATGGACGCGGCCGAAGCTGCGAGTCCGACGATGCGGACGATCACGCCGCCTGCGTAGTTGCGCAGGGCGGTATAGATCTCGCTTGCGGCGAAGATCTCGCCGCCGCCGGAATTGATCTCGACTTCCGCCCGCTCGCCGTTTCCCTTGGCAAGTGCGTCGGCTACGGATTTCGGGCTCGTCGCCTCCATTCCGTAAAACTGATAGAAGCGGTGCTGATTGCTGGATACGATGGGCCCGCGAATGCTGATCTTCATGTGGTTTCATCTCCTTTCTGCGTGGCGTTCCGGTCGACCGGCTGCGTGTCAAGTCTGCGGATGGGCTTGTCCCCGCCGTCTACCGGCGCGAGGTTGAATGCGCGCCGCCATTCATTCGGCGTCAGCGCGCCTCTGTCGACCAGCTGCAAGAGATTGAGCTTTGTCGATGTCGAGGCGAAGTCCCACGCGGACGCCTCAAAGACGATGCGGTTGCCGCAGCCGCGCTCGCGCCGGGAGAATAGCTTGCGGGTGTACTCGCCGCTGAGCTGCTTCAGCACCGGCTCGATCTCGGCGTCAAAATACGCGCTCTGTTCGTCCTCCGTCGCGTTCGACGTGACGATATGCGGGTTGGTGTTAAACAGGGCATAAATGCGCTGCGTGGTTTTGTCCATCTGGGCGGCGTTCGGGACGTAATCCTTGGGGTCAATCTGCTTCGCCTCTGCCTTTGCGTCTACGGCTGCGACGCCCGTGCCGTTAGTCACGTTCAGGAAACTGTCCGCAAAGTCCTGCGCACGCTGCTTCACGTCCTCCGGGCGCATGGACGCGGCGAACATTAGCAGCCAGCGAATGACGGCGCTGTTGCGGATGGCCTTTACGATGCCCTGATCCGTCGTGGTGACGATCTCCATCAGCGGCACAATGGCCGGAGCAATGGGGTCGCCGAAAATGTCGTTTTCGTAAAAATCCCCGCGCAGGTGGATCACATCGTCGTATGCAAACGTCAGCACATTGCCGTTCTGCATATAAAATTTCAGGTACAGGTTCCCGCCCGCGTCGTAGACGGCGTCGGCCTGCATGGCCGCAACCGGGAAAATGGCGTTCGGCAGGCCGTTTTCATCCCGCAGGATCACGGCGAAGGCGTTGTTGTTGAGGACCAGCTGCGCGGCCAGCTTCTCCTGCAGCAGCTGTCCTGTCATGTACTGATTCGGTTCCTCGAGCAGGAACCGGATATACGGCTCCGGGTTGACGGCGATCTTCCGCGTCTGGGCGGTGATGGTCTCCCGGATGTGCTTTGCCGTCAGCTTGCCGATGGCCTTGATCTTCGGCCGGATGCAGGCGCGTACGATATCGGACTGATACATTTTGCCGTTGTAGCTGTAAAAGCCATTCCCGCGCTCCTGCACCATCTGGACGGTCGAGACGCGTTTGGTGGTCGTGATATTCGTCAGGAGGTTTTTAAAAAATCCCATTGTCTCACTCCTAGAGCATACTTGTGTATTCTGCCTGCTTCTGATCGTAGATCGTGTAGGCGTCGAGCAGGGCCGCCGTTCCGTCAATGCGGCGCGTGGACTTGCTCGTTTTGTGCGGCTGGATATTGCCGTTTTTGTCTTCGTCGTAGGCGGTGTTTGCCATGCACCACTTATCAATCGGGTTGTTGTTGTAGACGATCCGCTTGGACTCCAGATCGTTCCCGCAGCGCTTCATCGGCTCGGACAGCGTCTTTACGCCCTGGTGCACGGGGATCATGGCTTCGGCCCCGAAGTAGTCCGCCATGCTGTCTACCCAATAGGCCGCAGACCAGGCGTCGTATCCGAAAAACGGCAGAAAAATATCGAGGTCTTCCTGTACCTCGATGAACCATGCCTTGACGTCCTCATAGCGGATCTTGTTTCCCTCTGACAATCTGAGCAGCCCGCGCTCGTGCCACTTGTCGTATGGGATCTTATCTTCCGTGACGCGCTTTTCCAAAAGATCCTGCGGCAGCCAGTACATCTGCAGCACAAACAGGATCTCCGGCAGCTCCGGCACTTGGAACAGCACCTTTGCCGCCGTCAGGTCGGTGGTCTTGGACAGATCCGCGCCGCCGATGCCGTATCGCGGGTAGGAAAGCACGCGCTCCTGCGTCTTGCCGTCCGGCATGTGGTGCTGCCAGATCAGGCGGCGGTTTTCCTTGTCGAGTTGGAAGGTGTCGCGGTTATCCAGCTGCTCAAAATTGAGCCATGCTTCGGAGGACGTTTCGCGGATGTTGAAATCCTTGCAGACGAGGTTTCGGACGAGGGCCGGGTTTTTCTCCGCCCGCTCGACCCGCTCTTTGAGGGCCGTGTAGGACTTGATCGTCCCGAGCCCCGGATTTGCCTTTTTCCAGCAGTCCGGGTCGGTCCATTCGCTGCGCTTGTCGAGCTCGTAAATAAACGCGATCCGGCGCGGGTCGTGGTACCCGTCCGGATCCTCATAGCCGTTTATGATGCGCTCGGCCTCTTCGTATTTTTCGTCGTAGATGTCCTGTCTCTTATACACATCTCCGAGCCCACGAGACACTCGCTAATCTCGT